CGATTCCGCTGTTCGTGCTTGTTGTTATTGGTAGCATTCGCAACTTCCCGCCGATTGTGATTTCTTCGTTTGCGATGAATTTCTTCGTGCAGAAAGTTTCGCCGTCAACCCAATAAATTTTATTATTGTTTTTGTCGTACCCTGCGAAGCCGACTTCGTTATTTATTTTGATATAACTGCCGTCCTTTGCGTACATTGTCAGCCCGCTTGCGTTCATTTCGCCGATTAATGCGTTTGCTTCGTCGTAAAGTTCCAGCCTGCCTTGTCCTGCGTTCTCGTTCCCGAGTTTAAGCGTTCCGCCCTTTATCATATCAGCGACAAGGTTTATAACGTTTATGTTCTGCATATTCAATGTGCCGTCTATCGTCCACGCCGACGTGAATGCTCCGTTGATTCCGTTCTTTCCGAACGCTATCCCTGCACTATTAAAGCGAATGCAATTTTTCGCCTGCTCTTTCGGTAGTGCGTCAACGATCAGGATTTGGTCGCCGTCATAAATACAGTAACTGCTGTCTAATGCGTCCCAAATTTCGGCGTATGCTTCTTGAAGTTTCGCTTCTACCTGCGGAACGACTTCGTTGTCAACAGCTTGTTGAACTTCTTTCTTCGTGGCGGTTGTCGTTTCGGTTATAAGGTTTTTTAACTTGCTTGAAAAGTTCCCGAAGTTGACTTCCGTGTATCTCTTTTGAATGCAGTCCCATTTTACCGATATAACATTTGTCATAAGGTGGACGTTGAGCCTTTCGTCGTAAACTTCTATTATGTCGCCCACGTTCGTCACCTTGTCAATATTCGCCTTGACGCTGTAAGTTATTTTCGGCAGGCAGTTCTGCCTGATATATTCGATTGCTTGGTCTTTCAAGTCCTGAATTAAAGCGGTTTTGTATGCGTCTTCGTCAAGTTCCCCGTCCACTTTGTATTCGTCTTCGGGTATGTCCTGCGTAAACGACACCGTCTTTGTGTATGGCTTGTCGTATATAAGCCCATAATTCGCTTCCTGCGGGCTTAAATCTGCCGTGCTGATATATTTATCGTCAAGCAACAGTCCGTCCTTTCCAACGGGCAGGATTTTCGTCACGACGGCACTCCAATCTTCTTTGACTTGTATGTCCTGAATATTCTTTCCGTATCTTAAAACAACGCCGTTATCTTGCCCGATTTGGTTGCGAATTTCAATGTTGAAGTTGTCCCTTATCAAATGCCCGCCCCATTGCTCCAAAACGACCGAGATTGCTTCTTCAAGGGTCTTTCTTGTCGCCCTGTATGAACTTATTGTCTGAATGTCGCTTAACGTCACGAAAGGCGTCACAACGTCGCAGGCGTTGTTTAAGTGGTCGAGTGCGTCGTTGCAGGTCTTATCTACGACGTAAGCGTCCGCTATTAAATAAGACGCTGTATCATAGAATAAATGCCTGCAGGTGCAAGTGATTTTATTGCTTTTCTTTTGTGGGTTGTAAACCCTGAAGCCCTGAACTCCCCACGGGGTATCGCATACAATTATTTTATCGTTTACGATATAATCTTTGTCTTCAATGCGTGTTTCAAGTTCGAGTTCGTAATCGCCGTTGTCTTCTTTTAGAATTACGGCTTTTAAGGGCTGTAATATCTTTTCGCCGTTGTTTGTAAAAACTCTTTCGTCTGCGTTGAAAACTTTAATCATCAACCTGTCCCCCTTTTTTATTTGGTTTCCCAACCACAGTTGCAAATAGAAACGTTCAAAAAAGTTTCACCTTGCCCCGCTGTAATTGATATTTCCCCTGTTTCAGCACTAACAGTTGCTAATAAGCCACCTTGAATAGCAATAGCACCCACTGCCACTACGCTAACGACAATGTGCGTATCTTCGTTTGGTCTAAATTCTTCGGGTATTGTAATTGTTGCGATAGAGTTCGCAGATATTACATTGTCGTTGCCCGATAAAAAATTGAATATTACATATTTGCCTTGTTTTTTCAGGGAGTTTGCTGTCGGCTCGGTATAAAATCCCTTATATTCAGCAACCCCCTGCTTAAAACCCAATTCGGTTAATCTGTTTTCAATCTCGTTAAACTTCGAAGATATTCCCCCGCTTTCGTCATAATCTTTTGCTTTTTCAGCGTGTTGAGATTTAGGCACGGGAATAGTTCCGTTCTTTATCTTGTAAATGTCATCAGCGTTTGTTTTTGTGCCGTTCTTGACTTCGTTTATAGCCTTGACGAGTGTTTCCTTGTTCTCGGTCGTTAAACCCGACATATCGCCGATTTTGGCGTTTGCGACGGGGTCTGTTTCGTATTCAATGCCGTTTGTTGCTGGCGTTGTATAAACTTCAGTTTCGAGAGTGTCGTCGATTGCAACTTCGAGCGTGCTTCCAAACGCAGAAGCGTTCCCCGACAGGCTGTGTGTAACTACAAAAACCCCGCTTATAACGGTTTTAACAACGTTGCCGACTGCAACTTGTAAATCGTACAAATATTGAACGTGTGCTTCAAGGTTTGCCGTGTCGCCTGCCTGTATTTGCAATTTATATGTTTTTTCGTTTTTGTATGTTCTGTCGTCGATTTTGTCAATACCTGCTCCGAGCGATTTTTGAAGCAACGGTTCGTCGTCAGGGTTTTCTTTAACGGTAAAGAACGCCGTCCTTAAATCTTCCGATAGGTTCTTGAATTTTATCGCAAGGGCATAAGTGTCGCCCTTTGTAAAACTAATCTTAAAATCATTTATTAACTTGTCCATTTTGCCCCCTTTACAGCCAACGGCTATAATTTAATATATCAATCTTTGTAAGGTTTCCCGTCCACGTGATTGTGTTCTTGCCGACTTCAAGCGTTATAAATTCGCCGTCCATTTGTCTATTCTTTAATATTTCGCCCGAGTATGCTTCTTGTTTGTCTGCGTCAAGCGTTATGCTCTCGCTTGTTGCCCCTAAATTAAGGACGCATTTTTGCACTCCGTTAACGCTGACGTTGACCGTTCCTGTGCCTGTAAATGTGATTATAGGCTTTGAAAAATAATTGCCTGCGTTCCTGACTTCTGCCGTCCCTAAACCCGTAACGTCCATTATCTTTGTTCGTTCTGTGGCTGAATATTTGAACGGCTGTGTATAGAATTTAACGTCTGCCGTCCTGAACCTTAAAAGCCTTTCAAAGTCGATTTGGTCGTGAATTTTAACCCTGTAATACTTTTCGGGTTCGTTTGAGAATTGAATGTTCCCGTCGCCTTGTAGCCAAGCGATTATATTGTCAATGTCATAATTCTTTGTAAGCCCAATTTTAACGGTTTTCGTGTATGCTTCAAAGCCGAGATTGACCGTTTCTGCTCCGTCCTTTCCGTCTATGGTGTCAATCCTGACACGCATTTTCGGTTTGGTTATCGGGGGCAGTTCGCTTACGATTAAGCCCTTAATGTCACGGCTGTCTATGTTCTTAAAAATAAAATATCCCACGTTTTTGCCCCCTTAATTATAAACTGCCCTTTCGACTGTATCGGTGACGAACCTGCCAGCGACTTCGTCGTCAAGTATAATATTAACTTCTTTTAATGCCTGCTTGAACGCTTCAACCATATTTGCGAAGCCATTCGTGCTTTGTGTTGTTCCGCTTGTCACGCTGGTGTCTATTTCAAACCCCGTCGGGATTGCACTTGCCATTTGGTCGCTAACTCCTGCCATTGTGTCTTCAAAGCCTGAACCTATACCAAGAGCAAGGTTTTTTCCGATTTCGTCTTCAAATACCTTTGACGGGCTGTGTATTCCGAATAAACTTTTTATTCCGCCAACTATTCCGTCAAATAAGCCCTTGACTGCGTTCCATATCGCTTGCGGGTTTAATAGCCCTTTGAATAGCCCCGCCAACATTTCCCCACCGCAAGCAATCAATTGTGGTATGCCCTGAATTAAAGCGGACACTATGCTTACAATTATTTGTGGTATTGCTTGTATTAACTGCGGAATTGCTTCGTAAATTCCTTGTTGGAACTTCCCGAGAAGTTCGAAGCCCGCCTTGATTATCTTTGGCAAGTTGTTTATTATCGCCGTTAAAAGATTTTGAATGATCACGGGTATCGCTTCAATTAAAATCGGAATTGCTAAAATCAACCCGTCCATTAGCCCTGTTAAAAGCTGAATGCCTGCGTCGATTATTAAGCCGATATTTCCTATTAAATTTTGAACGATAGTAATTACCGCCTGAACGATTGCTGGAATTAGTGTCGGTATGCTTGCCACTATACCTTGAACAAGGGATAATATAATTTGCACGCCTGCGTCTATAATCAACGGTAGCATATCCACGAACGCCGTTAAAATCTGCGGGAGCAGGTCGCTTATTGATTGCGTTATCTGTGGCAATACTGCGATAATGCTTGTTATTGCCGTTTGTATTGCTCCGAGAAGCGTTGGCAGTGTGCTTTCTATCAATGGCGGTATTGTGTTTATAATTTCAGGCACGAGCGTTGCAACTAAACCGCTTACAAGTTCGCCCATTCCTTGTATCGCCACTTGTATTCGTGGCAATAGGTTATCCGCCACCGTCAATACGCTATCAACGAAATTATTTATCAACAACCCGAAGTCTGCATTTTCGTCCGACATACCTGTTAAAAGGTTTTGCCACGCTGATTTCATCGAAGCCGTCGAGCCTGCGATTGTCGTGCTTGCTTCCTTTGCTGTCGTTCCCGTGATTCCGAGTTCGCCCTGTATAACGTGAATAGCACTGTAAACGTCCGCTAAATTGTCGATATTATATTCAACCCCGCTTATTGCCGTTGCGTCCTGCAAAAGCCTTTGCATTTCGGTCTTTGTGCCACCATACCCCAATTTTAGATTATCAAGCAGGGTGTATTGACCTTTTGCAAAGCCTTGATATGCCATTTGAATACTCGCCATATCAGAACCCATTT